CCCATATCAGCAGCAAACTGATAGATTTCATCAAAAGTATCAATATATTGAGATGCTACAAAGTGATAGAAATTGCCGAGATATCCTTTAAACTGAAGCACTCTTTCCACAAAATTAGCGTCTCTCAGATCTCCCTGAATAAACTCATTTGCTTCAGAAATTGAAAATTCTGGATATTTAAGATCTACACCACGGACCCAATAACCTTCTTTCCGCAGTCTTTTTACCATGTGGCTTCCAATAAAACCACCAGCACCAAGAACAAGTGCCGTTTTCTTATAGTCACTCATAGATGAATAAATTACTCTTAGTATATATTATACAAAAAAAGATGGGTTTATGCAACCCATCTTATGTAACTCAGGCTCGCCACCAATTCTTTGACTGGAAATTGGAAACCAGGCGGGAGTTATCCCATCCGCACCACTTGCCTTTTTAAGGAATGGCAAGAAACCTACTTTGCAGCAGAAACAAAATAATTAATTGCTTCTGCTTGATTGAGTACATCCGACAAAGTTGGAAACTCTGGATAATCCATTTTCACTGTGTTTAACGGATTATCATTCCAAACACGAGCAGTATCATATTCAATACTAAAATGATCATTTAGCATAGCATATGCTTGCTTGAAGACTTCAAAGCGAAGTTGATAAGGTGTCATAATTTTACTCCAGTGTGTATGTGTGTGTTAATAGGGTCATTTTGACTCCACCACTTAGTTTTGAGAAACTAAGAAAAGTTGGGCTAACTTTGATATCTCGGTAATACCAAAGAATGCACATAAGAATAGTACATCCCAAAGTTTAAGTTTAATAGCAAAGGGTACTGTGAGTAATCCTCCAACAACCTTTATCATTAAACCATATTTAAATTCTCCCCATAACATAGTCTGATAACCAATTATAAGGAGAATATTTCCAATCCACCTAAGCAAATCGGTTTTAGACATAAGGGGTTTTGCTCCCGACCAGTGCTGTTAAAGTCCATCCGTGACTATTTACTCATCATCGTCTCTCACATAACAAGGAACCCTATCGGGGTCTAACCAACGCGCATAGTCAAGGTCTTCCATAGCAGTAGTACATTGTAGACCATTATCAAAAAGATAAATGTCATTCCAGCGTTTGGTGTATTCGTTTTGTTTTTGCATACGGTAATCTGGATTACCGTTGATTTCAAGAATACCTACCTCTACGAAGCGATATCCTTCACGTTCCAAAAGAACTTTGGGAAGTCGTGTTGTCATGCAACCTCAACGGATTCAAGATCTGCAAGAACATATTCCATAAGCATTTCATAGTCGTCCAGAGGATCACCAGAGAACACTACACCTTCGTTTTCATAGTAACGGCGAACCTTTTTGTAGAGTTTCGGATTCTTTACATCAAGGTAGAAATCGCCATTTGCTGCTCCACGGAGGGTTTGAACGTCTTTCTTGAATTTTGCTGTGAGAGTCATTGTATTGAATGTTGACCTTAGTATTATAAGGGTTTGACTTGAAGAAGTCAAGGTGGACAGAAGAGTTTCTGTCCTATGCTCGTTGTGGGGAACGATCCCACCTATGCCGATTTATGAGATCGGTGCATTCACCAGATTGCTAAACGAGCAAGGTACGAGTGGGTGGATTCGAACCACCTCAAAGCCGCTAATCTGGCGGAAAGAGTTTATAAGACTCCTCTGACTACCAAGTCTCACTCGCTTAAATCCAGATCTATAATAGCGGATCTGGAACGCTTTGTCAACTACCTTCTTCGTGATCAGTGTGAATACGTATTAGTTCGTCATTCACACGAGGTTCTATCTCAAAGTTTATGGTTTCGTTGTATGGAACTATCACTGCGTTTCTTTCTCCATCAGTAATGATAAATGATTCGCCATTTTCTACTCTTTCTATTAGATTATCAAAATCTGCTTGAAACTCTTCGACTGTAAACTTTTGGAGATCTGAAAGTTCTGGATACATTTTCATAAAGTGAAGTTTTATGAGTCGGAATGACAGGATTCGAACCTGCGACATCTCGCTCCCAAAGCGAGTGCTCTACCAAACTGAGCTACATTCCGTTACTTGGTTTTGTGTATAAACATAATACCAGCAAATGGTATGATTGTCAATCCACATCCACAAAGAAAAAGAAAGAAAGGATTTGCCGCTAGCATTTCAACCAAGTGGAAAATCATCTTCCTCTCCAGTTCTTGTATTCATAATACATGTATTGATCCACTTCGTCAAGGCCCTGTAACGGAGCAGTAACTTCCCAAGTAGACCATTCTTTGCAAAACTGTTTAATATCTATATTGTTAACAATGCAATGCCCGTATATTCTTACAAAAGCAGACATTGCAAAATTATATCTCTGTTTACTGGGGGTATGCATGAGTAAGTCCCCAATAAATCCACAATCCAATCATAGAAAAATATATCACTGATAGTGTAAAAAGTGTTTTAATCATCTTCTTCGTCCTCGTATGTAGATGGTTCTTCAAAGAGTTCATCCATTTTTTGTTGGAGAACTCTTTGATATAGTTCTTGGATATCTTCTTCGGTGAATTTAACCACTAGTAAAGGGTCTCCTGCTTTAACGTCGTTTAATTCTGGATGTTTTACCTTTGGACTTTTTGAATACCCATGATGAGCGTTCATAATCATCCAACCTTGCACGAACATTGTAAGTGCAATCACCACAAGAACAAACCAAGGAACTAGAAAAATTAGTTCAGAGTGATTTTGAGCCATGGTAGTAATGGAGGAATAACTCCAACGAGTCTCAAAAGTCCCTCAGCAAATAAAGCAAGAACCACCCAACCGACGCACATACTAATGATAGAAGCATTACGGTTGTGTCGTCGTATTGCTGCATCGATCATCTCCTGAACTTCAGAACGTGTAATAAATTCTTCTTGTTCGTGCATCATTTCTCATCTCCAAGAAACTTTGCGAGAGGATCTCTTTTGGTTTTCACAATTTCACATGCTCTATAGTAAAACATATTATTGGTGTTGCCAGAAGCTTCAAAAGTTGCTTTGATCTTCACCCAATTATCGTAGGTGTGTTGATCCATCGGTTCGTCCCCGTGATACTACTATATAATAATCACAGGTATTTCACAGTCAACTTTTTGTGTTCATATCGTAACACTATTGAAGAAATTGTTAAATTTGTAACTTTTCTAAACAAAAATTATCTAAACGGAAGGTGGGAGAGTCGAACTCCCAAGGGCTTTAACACCTCAACGCTTTTCAAGAGCGGTTCCGTCGCCAATCGGATTGACCTTCCAATAAGTCCTCAACGGACTTCAAAATCCAAACGACGAACTTTACGTTGTCTACGTGCTTCTTGCCAAGCAATATCTTGAGAAGAGAGTACGTTTGTTTTTGAACTTTCTTTTAATGAGTTTAACATAACAATGCGAGATAAGTCAACTGCCGAAACTTTATCTCCACGAATTGTTGCCATATTAGGACAACCACAGGTCACTGTTTTTGATGGGTGTCCTATTAATTCTTTATTACAATCTTTACATCTTATTGAAATCATTGTTCTTCATCCTATTCATTGTAAGTGCGATCTTAACATCCAAACAAATTTGCCATGAGACTCCATTAAATCTTGAACTAGATTGGCAGTAGCATATGACTTTTGATTTTCAGACTCTTCCGAAATCTCTTGCATCAGTTCACAAAACTTGGTATTGTTATCAAGAAGTTCTTGAAGCATTTCTTTTGCTCCTGTTGAACTTGCTGCTTCTTTGATTTGAGTTACCTCAAGCATTCTTGAAAGAGAACTAAGAGGTTTTACGTTCAAATAACGCATATGCTCGGAGAGACGATCAATCTCTTCAAACATAGTCTCATATTGACCGCCAAAGAGTTGATGAAGTTGAGTGAAATCTTCACCAACAACATTCCAATGAAAAGCCCAGGTTTTATGGAATAAAACAAAAAGTGATGACTGAGCATCACTTAAGAGTTTATAAAGTTTTTCCATTATACTCTTTTTGAAATATTTATGCAACTATCTTCCATAGTCATCTTGCAATCTTACTATATCATCTTCATCACACTTACCAACCTGAACTTCAATAAAGGTCAGACCATCACTGTCGGCAGATGCTCTATGAACGGATTGTTTTTGTATATAATATGAAGTCTTTGAAGAAGTTGAGTATTCAGTTCCATCAATAATTACTTTTCCAGATCCATCAACAATAGTCCAGTATTCATCTCTATGATTGTGATACTGTAGAGAGAACTGCTGATAAGGATTAACTACGATTCTTTTAACTTTATAATTTTCTTCTTCTAGAAGAATTTCATAAGTTCCCCAAGGTCTTTCGTGTATCATATTTTTTTACTTTATATATGGGCGATGACGGATTCGAACCGCCGACCTACTCCGTGTAAAGGAGGCACTCTACCGCTGAGTTAATCGCCCGTGGCTCCACAACCTGGATTCGAACCAGGGACCAAATGATTAACAGTCATCTGCGCTACCGCTGCGCCATTGTGGAATGAAGGAAGTTACTGGACTTACACCAGTTCAAAGGGCATTGTCTGCTTGTCTCGTTTCTTTGACTTAACTTCCTTTGGCGTCTACCTAGTTAATCGCTAGGGACTACCAAGAGCGGAGTATCGGAATCG